AGGCCGACTTTCTTATTCCAAGAAGATAAATCTTCTTTTAGGTCAAAAGTCAAGTCCCCTTCTAGATGCTGCTAGTGCTAGTGCGCTAGGCTTACAATCATCTAGTTTAGACCCGACCTAAAAGAATCTTCTTTTGAGGCTCACAACGCTCACAAGTCCCTAGAAGGAGCTAGCGTGATTTGACGGGGTTGAAGAAATAAGTTATCTTATATCTTCTTGTCGTGGTAGGTCGTGTAGTCGGCAAAAAACCTATTATCCACTCTTGTAATAATAAATATTACAAAAACAAAAAAAGAAAACAATATTAGATAATTTAGAATCAATCTAAATTAGGACAACTTCTGTAATCTAATGGTGCTACCCCTATCAATAGATTTTTGATGGTATTGAGTATGATACAATCCAAACAATCCATTCTTACAATCAACCCCATATTCTCTAAACTTGGATACCTTACCCTTTATCACTTCCAACTCAAAGTCATAGCTGCTATAAATCCTATACGTCTTGGTGCTAGTAAAGTGAGGAGGTAACGTTAGGTAACTGAAATCGGGTATAAAGAATACATCCATACGAATACCCATTTGATTCATCGCAACATCCAATGAGTAATCCAACAAATCAACAATCAACTCTGGCATATAATCACCCGTAAAGAACACATCCATATCATTGGCAGTTTCTTTGTCCAATAATGAACCAAACAGATAACAATCAAATTCCTTGAAATTTTCGTTCTGGCGGACTTTCTCTAACCAAATGGGTATATGTGTCCTTGAAGCGTTGGATAGTTCCTTGAACGTCTTTATTTTACCTTTTCTGTAGTAATAGGAATATCTTTCTATCGTCCTCATATAAAAAAAAAGGGGGACAACTAAAACGACTATACATAATAAGGACGAAAAAAAAAATAAATTATAATAGAGTGAATTATAAGCAACCGACAAGAAGCAAGTCCAAACTATGTGCGTTGTCCCCCCATTTACATAATATAAAAAAAGTTTATTTTATCCACATATTTATAAAAAAAAGTATGGACACACATATCTGTAACAAATGTAAGATTGAAAAAACAATGAATCACTTCAACTTTAGTGTAACCACTGGATATTATACCTATACATGCAAAGAGTGTCTGTCAATAAGAAGAAAACAAACACGTGACGCCATAAAACAAAAGACAAGCGCATTGGAGATTTGTGAGGATGAAATAACCAAACAAAATGCTGAACTACTTTTGAGGAGTATGGGTTATGAGCTATACAACCCCGAGAACCCCGTTTATTTGCAATTTGAGAGACGTTCTCTAATGAGATATGGTGTTGACTTGTCCAAATAAAAAAAGGGTCTAAAAAGACCCTTTCTAAAAACCAAAAAAACTTGGGAGCTATTAGTGGTTATTTATTTTTCGCCCTAATCCAACCACAGATACGTTCAGCGGTTTTGATTGAGTAACCTCTATTCTGTTGGTCAGTAATACACTTATCCCAGGGATAAGATGCAAATTTCTCGTTATCCCAATTTGAGATACAAATCGCAAGAGCCTGGTCTTGTGGATACTCACCACTGATTTGACTAATACATCTACTTACATACGTAGATTTATTTTCACTTGATTTTGGATTTGGAATGGGCATAATTCTTATTCTTTATCTAACTGACCCCAAATCAAACCAGTCAAGGTCATTATGCCAGAAATAATCTGCTCTGCAACACTCTCATCCAAAGTGCCTTTCATAACAAGAATACCACCCACAAAAGTAAGGGTATGTCTAACAATACTAAAAATTTTATCTTTACTCATCGTTTTTATTATTTTTATGTTTTATTCTATCCCATATTCTTATGAGATTTATCACCAATCCCGTTATCAAAAGTAATATAGTCAATTCTGCTTGAAATTTTATTAGGTAAGCAAAAACACCAGCCAAAGTTGTGGTGTTACCGATTATCTCTTTATTATCCATTTTTACCAACAACAATTATTAGGGTTTGTAGGGTCACTATAAACGGGTAACCCCATATTCCAATATCTAAAGGGACGTCTAGGTCCATTAGGTATATGAACCCCACTATAATAGTTTACAGATGATTTTGGAATACCATCAGCCGCATTGTATTGGAAATACAATGGGAAATCACCTTGTCTATACACCATATAATCTTGCAAACGTTGGCTATACCACTCGTAGCGTGATTGATGGATATTTCTCAAATAAGACATATCTCCCCTATCAACAGCTTTAGAATTTGGACTCTCACCTATTGATAGTGACTTATTCATCATTCTCATATAGATGGATGGTAATGCCTCATACACTGCTCTCCATAATAAAAATGGACCGATATAATCATTCAATAAGGTTGTCTCTGCAGCTGTCAACGTATTGGTTTCAGCTGCTGACATAATGTGATTATAAAATTTTGTGCCCACTAAAGTTTGCAGTCCAATTTCTTGGGCAATTTGTATATTGGGTAATAAAAGTGCCTCATCCAAATTCTCATTTACCTCTGTAAACGATTTGACTTTTTCAGCACTGACAAGTAAAACACCTAAACTCATATTCCTACTTTTTCTTCAACACCAGGAACTATTTGAGTTTCACCCTCAAACAACTCATTCTGTTGAATAGATATTTTATGGACTTCTCCAGTTTTATAGAATAACAATTTCTCAAATTCACGAATAAGGAATTGTTGTTTTGGAGCAACTACTGAACGTAAGAAGTGTTCATACCCTTCTATAATTTCTTGTTTGCTTCCTAATTGTCCCGCTGTCTTGATTCCCAACAAATCGGGTTTGGTTATACCATGCGAGGTTAGTATCTTGGTTTGTATAATTTCATTCAAGGCGTTGAATAAATCCGCATTGTTATTAGGTGCGATACTGGTAATAGTGGGCTCCGCTTCTTTACTATCTGCAAAATTTAGGAACATTTTTCCAGCATTGTTGGATGATGAATAAATGTCCTCAAATTGGCGAAAAATCATCTCACGTTCTTCATCACCTGGCACCCCATTATTCAATGAAATAAACAATGAAGGGAAATATCCATTTTGAATATTGTTCAACTCAAAGTTCATTATCTCAATGTCTATTTGAACGGGGATTCTACCACCAATCCAAGAAGGTAACGGATAATATTTTTGGTTGGGTTGATATTGGAAGGAGTAGAATATTTGACTATCACCCTCTCCATTTATGTTGAATGCTTTGATTTCAACTGGCTTATATTTTTGTATGTTTGTCCAATCAGCACAATACCAATAATCCTTTACATAATCATAGTCATCTACTTTACCACTTCTAACTTTACTAAAGTCAATGTGATAAAAATCTGCAATTCCTTCTCCGTCACGTCTTTTTACTGTATTGAGTGCAATACCATTGTGTATAGCAAAATCAACAGCTGTCTTCTTGAAAACATCATATAGGGTTTCCATTGAATTAGCCATCATAAAACTATCCTTACCATCAATGAGAAGATTTTTACCGATAATTCCATTTATTACAGCATTTAGACATGCTCTGTTTATAGAAGAAAAATTATACATATCAATGCTGTGTTGTGGTTGGAGATTATCCTCCCCATATAACACATAAGGTTTTGATACGATTTTTTCTTCAAAACTTGGAATATATGCAGGGATTCCAAATTCGTAGATTTTGAATTTATCGTTTGTATTCTTCATATCTTATAATATAATTTTTTATTGTTTTACCCAATCATTTGAATTTATTGTTCTTTAGTTCTGTCGTGATAATGCTGTTTGGAATGTTACGACTGCGGTGTCATAGTTTGACGCTTCAGTTGCGTCCATACCATAACCGATTGAAGCAAGAGCCCAATCTCTTTGTCCAAAATCTACCGCTGAACCGTCCCTATTATTTGCAGAAATATAAATGTCAAGAGGAATTCCAGTGTTGATATTCTTACTATTAGAACCCAAAGACGAACCATCTTTATAAATGTAAGATGTTGAACTAATATTTGTCATCAACCAAAATGCGTCAGTGTTTCCACCATTACCTGCTGTATTCCATCCAGCACCAACACCAATGTATGCTGTATTATTACCCAAGAATGATGAAATCATACCCCAATCTTGTGCATATAAAGTATGATACGCTCCCATATCATAAGCACCACCAGAATTATTTTCAGTAATATACATTGAATAGTGGATTGAACCAGCCGATTGGAAATTGATAGTTGATGGTATAATACCAGTTTCAGCATATCCATTTGAACCTGGTGATGCTCCCGAACTTGAGTGTGTCCAAGTTCCGTTGAATGTTAGATTATATTGAGTTGGGTCGGCAAGGTTGAATTGATGTTCTGTCGCACTTGCTCCAACAACTGGATATAGTCCTATCATTTTACTCCACAATCCATATCCCTTCAAATCCAAAACAAGTTGATTGGTTGCGTCTTGTTCTGTTGTTGTCAATGAACCTCCTGCGGTTGTGATTGCGTCAAAGAACGCTTGAGCATCTGGGTCAAAAGCTGGTGCTGATGGAGTAGGTGTCAAAGTTGGTGTAGGTGTAAGAGTTGCGGTTACCGAAGGTGTTGGTGTTATTGTAGCCGTAACTGTCGGGGTGTTAGTTGGAGTTGGTGTTAGAGTAGGTGTTACCGTAAGTGTTGGTGTTACCGAAGGTGTTGGACTCGGTGTGCAATTAGGAGCTGTATTACCAGATATTGAAAAAGCAATTTGACGTGATGGGTCTAAATCTTTGTGGAATGCTAATTCCACTGTAGATGGACCACTTGAACTACCATCACTAAAATATCTAATCCTACTACATTTCCAATAAGAACTATTGACAGATGATGTTGAGAAATTATAATACGTTGTTCCCGTTTCGGCTATTCCACCAAAACCTTCTGGAACATAATTGTATTGAATCATTTGATTTGGGTCTAAATAAACCTTGAAACCATTGATTGATGAACCCGATACAATATCAATATGAGTCGTATTACCCGAAACATTTAGATATCCACCTTCACAACTATCAAGAGTGTATAATGTATTGGCTGCACGTATGATATTACCACTTACCAAGTCCTCAATCAAGAGGTCTGGATATGCTACATTCCAACTATAATAATAAGCCAAGGAATTACTAGTATAATATCGTAGAGCAACTTGTGTTGTAGCTGGTGGATTACTACCTGGTGAATAGAAAATGTAGTTGGAGTTATTTTCGTTGTTGGATACATACGTGTATGAATAAGGGTCATCAATGGTATTGTCATATACCACACATCTACCCTCTTCTAATTTGTCAAACGCATATTGTGGATTTGTTGAGTTTTGAGTAAAACATTCATAAACAGAATAATAATACTGACCTGGATAGGGGAATATCTCATAAGGGACATCTCCAGAATACCCAGATGGTGTTTGTCCTTCATAGAACTCAAATTCATCATATCTGTTTTGATTTGTGGATATGTTTTTTGGAAAAAATCTAACTTTTTCTTTTGACATTATATGCTCAAAGGAAAAAAGATATTGAGGGTTAGGTATCACCTTATGACGGGATACACTAACCACCATATTATTTTTTTGATTTCTTTGGATTCTCAACATTACACGTGTAATTTATGTATTTTATCTAATATTTTGTCAATATCTACGTCCCCACCTTTTACTTGGAAACTATGTTTTATCATTTTTGCCGAACTTTTATGTTTTTGATGATAGATTACCTCAACTTGTATAATATCTGTTCTTATATCCAAAATTATATTACCAATGGAATATCCATTATACGTCTCTCTTTGATATTCAAATATTCCATTATAATCTAATACCATAGTGTTCAATTATTACACAGCAGTAAAGTTCAATTCTTCATCAAGGAACATTCTGGTTCCATCAAAAGTTGCGGTATATTTTGTAACTGCGTTATTACTGATTGCGATTGTTCCGTTTTTAGCATATACATTACCACTAACCCCGTTGATTGTAGCCGTAGGGACATTATAGGTTGTATTATCCACGATAAAGATAAATCTTTGACCCGTGCGTAAGTTGATAAAGTTAGGGGTTGTATTAGCCGTCAAAGTAAAGGTGTAAATTGTTCCTAAACTACAATCCACATCAACAGTTCCACCGACATTACCACCAGCAATAACATTGAAACTTTCTGTTTTGAAGGTGTGCGAATTTTCTGTATGTGTAGTATCATCATAAAGAGCCGCTCTATTGTCTGTTCCCAACATTACCGCTCTTGTAGTGCCACTTACAGTAGACAGATTACTACCGATAATCATATTCTGTCTTCCAGTTGTGATTGTTGAACCACTTGAATTTATAATACCATTCAAGATGTTATCTTCACTAGCGTCTGCTAAAATCTTGTTTGACTTACCACCAATTACTAAAGGAAATTCTGCGTTACCCGTATTGTTTTGTGCTCTGTTGATAACTTTGTTACCATAACCACCAACCATAGTTCCATAAACGTAACGCTCATCTATCCATGCGGTATTGTTCACTTCAAGAGTGTTATTTGCACCACCATAGATATAACAGTAGTTCATATACGCTCCAAAAAGACGGTTGTTATTACCACCAAAGATTCCTAATCCAAGACCATTACTATTTCGTAATGTTCCAGTGTGAGCCCCAACCGCAACACCATTGTCGTTAGATGTGAAACTTACTGATGTTGAACCAAGTTGAGAAGAGTTATTTCCTTGCAAAGTATTACTAGCACCACCCACAGATGCTTTGTTATCTCCACTTTGCAGTGAATTGCTTGTTCCACCACCCGCAAAGTTTTTATTACCTTGTGTGATTGTATTACTTTGACCCGCAACAACACTATTGTAATTTCCAGATGAACTGATTGTTATATTGTTTCCACCGAAAATACTATTCGCATTACCGTTATTTATCAAACCCGTCCAACAAGAGTATATTCCATTATACAAACCAGATGATACCGTCAAATCACCATTAGAACCGATGACAGTTCCAACAATACTACTATTTGAAGTAATGTCAGCATTGTAACCACCTATGATTGTGTTGTTAGAATCACTATTAGTTGAAGTGATTGTTGAGTTATATGAGTTCAAGATTGCGTTTCTTGTGAATGCGGGTGTAATAGTGCTTGTATTATCACCACCAACAATCAAACCACCCGTTGCTAAAATTGTTTGACCCGTCAAATGCAATTTATCAACATAAGTGGTATTCGCAACTGTAGCTGCTGATGTTGGGAAATAATAAGGGACTAATGAGTGTGATGCGTCCCCTTGAATAAAACCACCAGCAATGTCTGTTCCTGCTAATAGGTTTTGTCTTGTTATTTTATAAGTGGTAGTATTACCACTATCATTCATTACTAACCAACTACCATCATCTGCAGTTGTTGTGGTGGTAAGTTGGGATATTTTTACATTTGCCATATTATTTATGTGTTTTTATTTTTATATGAAATCATAATCAATATTATCCCCACCCTCTGTTAGTAACTCAAAACTACCTTCGGTAAGTAAATGATATGTCTCAACTGGTGGAGTTGATGATGGGACATATCCCCCAATTCTTACCAATTTTGATGGGTCAAATTCCCACGGCTTTATGGCATCTTGCAAGGCAGCAAAACGTTCTTCAGTTGTTTTTTGTTCAACTTGTGGGACGGGTATCTTATATGTCTTGAATTTTCCTAAAAATCCGTGTGATATTCTTTCCATATTTTTATTTATTTGGCTAAAGGGGGGTTTTTACACCCCCCGTATTTGTGTTTATAGTATTTTACGCCACGATTGTGATGCCAGATACCACATTTTCTAATGTGTCATCCAACTTCATCATCGGGTCTTTACTAAAGAATGAGAGAGTAATTGAGTAAGATGAAGCATCTCCAAAATTTACTCCAGTCGCAGCTGTTCCAGCACTCAAGTATCCGCCTTGGAAATCTGTTCCCAAGTAAAAGATATTATCATTGTTGTCATAGCAAGCTACCTTCAGTCCTCTATTTTGACTCAAGAGTTTGATTTGATTGCGAACCGCAGTATCTAATTTGTGGAAAACCATAACCAAATCTTGTTGATAAAATAGTGAACCGTTCTCAAGAGAATTATTGATGGTTTCAGTCAATGAAGACCCCCCATTTTTACGCATTTCATAAGTGTATGCGTTGCCAGTTCCTGCAATCACAGAGATTTCACCAGCACTTTCTGTATAGCCAGTAGCATCTTGGAAAATCACAACTTTTGAGATTCCACCCGTTTGGGCGAGACACGAATTGTTGATTGAAGAGCTTACCTGGCAACTTGAATAATCAGCCATTTTTATATTTTATTTTACAAGTTTATTTTATGTGTTTTACGCTAAATTGTTAGTTACAAAGTTCTCTGGGAATGCTATATTCGTTGCAAGGTTGAATTGGGCTTGAAGCCTGACCTCATCATTGTCTTTTGAATACCACATATCTAAACGCTCTGTGTCATCTAATAAACCAACACCGATTACCATTTGTGAGCTCTTGCCCAAAACGATTCTATCCTTTCCAGCAAGTCCTGGAACACCTACAACACGAATTTTTGTTGCGGGATGGAAGGTGATAAATTCAGTTCCTGCTTGAGTAGCATCACCATAAGGTGCGTAATAATTGCTCGTTCTCAAATTTACAACGTAATTGTTGTAGTTTCCAGGTGACATAAATACTACCAAATCATCATCCTCACGAATCGCATCTGGACAAGCAGAAATAACTTCATCCACACAAGTCAACATTGTTGAACTTGAAGGAGAAGTAGGACTTACTACGTAGTTTACACCAGTAGTTCCCGTTGCGATAGTGTAGTAGAATCCGTCATACCCATCAGTTCCAGTCGTAGCTAACCAACATTTGTCTTCAACAAATTTTTGGATTTCTTTTACTTTCAAATCTGCGATTTGAGCTTCAAATGGAAGTTCAGCGTTTGATGCTGGATTGTTTAGGAACATACCAGCCCAGTATGTTCTCAAATCAGTAGGACATAAAGCCTCTTGATAACGATATAATTTAGTAGCCAAGTTTCTCTGCGTAAATGTAGTAGCAGAGGTATTAGAGTTACTCCATCCACATCCACCATCACCTATTGAAATTGAAGATGATAAAAGGTTGATAGATTGAGTTCCTTTCACACCTGCTTGAATGTAGCAGATTGAAGGAGTTTTAGCTTTTACAATACTTTCAGAAATTAGTAATCCTCCTACCTCATCTGTGTAGCTGGAAATATTTGAAAGGTCAAATGAAAAGCCGTGTTTGTTCAAACCATTTTTTGTGTTCATTTTATTCTAATCTTTTAGTTTTTTTTATTTATTTTTTTAGTGCTCTACGAAGTTGAGATAATTGCTCCAATTTAGAAAATTCTAATTGTTTGATGGATTGAATATACTCCCCTCTTTTATCGTAGATTTTTTCAGCCGCAGGTTCAGCTGCGAATTTGCTGAATTTATTTTTTAGCTCTTCGTTTTCTTTACGTAAAGCGTTGAGTTCATTGCTCAAAGATTCCAATGCTTGTGTAAACATTTCCATCATCTGCACATCAATTTGTGCTTTTTCTTTGATATCAATGATTTTGCCGTCTTCTACAACAACAATTTTACCATCTTCGGTTTCGTATTCACCAGAATTTGCAGGTTGTTTACCTTCTTCAGTTACCAAGTATAAGTCAGCACCTACACTCAAGTCCCCTTCAGTTTCAACAACAGTTCCGTCAATCAAAGTGGCTTGAGCCATTTTGTTTTTTGACTGCTCTTCTAATGAACCTTCACCAGATTGGTCTGGGTATTTTACACCCGTGATTTTTCCTTCAGCATCTACAACAATCACAATACCCGATTTGGTAGTGTGTTCGCCTTCTGGTGCCATTACTTCGTTTCCTTCTGCGTCAATAACATACAACATTTGTCCTTCTGCAAAATCACCATCTTCTTTGTTAGTGATTTTTGTTCCATCAGCTAATTCTGCGTCTGCCATTTCTTCAGTTGATACTTCGGGTAACATCAATTCACCAACCTTACCCTCTTTTACCATTACCTTTGTTCCGTCTTCCAAAACAACTTCTCCATCTGGAGCTGGTAACTCACCTTCGGGTGTGATTACATAAATCTCTGTTCCCACAACTAAAGCATCAATACGAAATTCAACACCTTCAGCATTTTTGTAAATCTCAAACTTGTGATTTGAGTTTGCGAAGATTTGTTTTACTCTGTTGATAATTTCTAATCTATTCATCTGTAAGAAAATTTGGTTTATTTTTAGCTAAATAAAAGATTTTCGTTGAACCAACCTTCAACAGAAAAACCATTTAGTTTGCCGTTTTTTATTTGTTCCCATATTCTGGGGTTTTCTACCTTCATTGTTATAACCCAAGTTCCCTTTGGAAACTCAAGTCCTAACGAAGTAGATTTATCAAAAATTGGGTCTTCTACAATCCAACTTTCTTTCACATAACTATCTGCCTTTCTATCCGTGTGCTCAATATTGCTTGCATCTAACAATTTATTTTTCATATATTTCTCTGCAAGTTTTTTGATGGTATCTTCAGTAAAAAAGACATAATAGAACTCACCATTAGGTTTCATTGGAGTTGGCGCTGACCTCCTAATGATGAATTTATTTGGGATTATGGCTGCACCAGTGATTTCCATTTTTTCCTCATTGGTTGAAAATGCCAGTTGATTTGGCTTCATGCTACACGTTAGTCCATCAAAGTAGTAACCATCCTTACATCCACAATCTTCTTGAGACATTTCTTGTCTGTCAATCTGTTCTACTTTACGTTGAGCCCATGCGATACCTTCATCACCACCCCACGCAAGCCAAGCGACGTAACCCTTGTCCTTCCAAGGCTTCCCTTCAAATTCGGGATTGATTTCACTATTCTTTCTATGTCTTTCAAAACCAGCCATACGTCCAAT